ATGATAACTTCTTCCAAAGTCACCGTGTTTTTTTATAAATTCTTTTTCTCTTTTACGAGCATCAGAAATATATTTGTTACTCGCTTTGTTTAATGATTTAATAAACTCTGGTTTTTCTTCACTCCATACTACAGTTGGAAAATAACTATTTATAAACATTATCTAAAAGGCCTCCCTAAATGCCATACTACAAGACTATATCTTGTGCCTGATGTTACTGGTTTAACTCTATGCCACACAAAACTAGGAAATACAATAATAGATCCCTTTGGTAATATTTCTTTGCATTGTACTCTATGCTTAGATTCGTCTCGCATATGTGGATCATAGTTTCTAAAATCAAATTCTAATTCTCCACCTCTATATTCTGAACCATCTGTTAACTGACAAGTCATAGACAGTTTTCTAATTCTTCCGTGCTCTGGATGATTTACATCATCTCTTTGATAGGGTTGATCCCAGCTATCACAATGCCAATCATAATATTGATTTAATTTATATTTTGTAAACTGACAAGATTCACTTCTTTCCCAGTCATAATTCCAACCAGCCTTTCTATTTGCTTCATGTACAAAGGGATGTAGTTCTTTATATATCCAAGTGTCATTTAACCATACTAAATCAGAATTTCTTTTTCTTTTTAAATCTAATACTTCTTGTTTATTTAATGGGTCTTTATTTAAATCTCTATCTCTTCCATAACCACCGGTAACAGCCATTGTTTCTTTTTGAGAATTAGCATACCTTATAACTTCATCACAAAATCTAGGTGTCAGTGCAGATTTAAAATACCAATAATAATTAGATATATTCATAAGTTATTGTTTGTACAAAGTTTAAACTATCTTTTTGTTTGTTAGTTAGATAATACATATTAGTTGATGGAAACATAATAAACATATTATCTTTAAGTTGCATATCCCAACTTCTTCCCTTTCGTCTATTGTCTTCAAAGTGTATTCGAACCACACAATCTTTAACTTTTACACCATACAATAATGTAAAGTCTGGTGAGTTTCGTAAATCTACTGGATCAATATTGAGTAATGGAATTGTGGTTTCTTGAGGTTTATACATATTACCCCAAACTTCTTTGTTAATTAAAGTAAAACCATACTCAAGATTAATATGCTCTCGCATATACGTATTTAACATATCCCAAGTTCTTGAAAATGGAAAAGTTGAATCTGTAACGTTTGATTTTAAAATATCGTTTTGTAATTTATCTCGGTCAATGTCCCAATTTTTAGGCATTGCTACATCACCATAATATAATGCTTGTTCGCTTAATACTTTCTTATGCATACCACCACCACTTTTAATTTACGCGTTACCGTCTGTCAAGTCCCAAGATTGATTATCTTCATTCCACTCATAACCCCATTTATGCGTAGTAGCATCGTTTTGAGCTTGTTGTTCAGCTGTTAATTCAGGAAAATCACCGATTGGTGACTGCCATCTAGCATCTGTTGTATTTTTTACCCATGATGCATATGGTTTTGGAGGCCAAAAAATCTGATTGTCCTCGTCCCAAGTAAAACCTATACCTGCATAGTTTCCTCTGAATGCTTTTGAATCGTCACCAGAATTGTGTTTGTTATTTAATGTATTGTAAGATGTTTGAATCCACATTTGTGAAGGCCAATTGTTATGTGTTTCTAACCACTGTTGTCCGTTAGCTTCAACTTCTTTGCCCTCAGAATCTTTCATTACTTCGTTATCACAAGTTAATACTTGTATAACTTTTCCGTTAACTCCTAGTTTTGCAAAATGTGCCATAATGTTTCTCCTTATATATTAATTTTAATTATCATTCAACTATTGAAATTTGTATCTTATTAATACAATTCCACTACCACCTGCACCACCTACTCCTGAACCTGGCTGAGGAACATCTCTTCCTCCACCGCTTCCACCACCTCCAGTGTTAGTAGTTCCTGCACTACCATTTCCTTGTGGACCTGGAACATTAGCTCCTCCACCAGTGCCTCCTGAACTAGTAGCTGAACCGGGTCTAGGATCATGTCCTCCTGCACCACCTCCTGCAAATTGACCGCAAACTGATGCTCCATTATCTGGACCATTTGCAATATAAAAACCTTTTGGTGCAGATCCAAAAACTGGGCTAACATTTAATCCATTTCCACCTGATTGACCTCCAGTGCACGAAGGTTGAGCCGCTTGTCCAGCTGCTGTTGCTCCACCACCTCCAGCGTTATCGGAACCTGTCGCACCATTATTTCCTTGTGGAGGACTAACTGGAGGAGTATTGCCTGTACCAGCAGTACATCTTCCTCCACCACCTGATCCACCATTACTACCAGAACTAGGACCAACTGATTTTCCTCCACCTCCACCACCAGTAGATGTTATTGTTGAAAAAACTGAATTTGCACCATTACCACCATTACCTGGCGCTGATTGAGGTCCAGCTGTGCCTCCTGCACCAACTGTTATTGGAAAACCTGTAGCTGTAACAGAAAGTCCTGATGCAACTAAAGGACTATGACAACTACTAGGTGCTACTGCACCTATTCTTAAACCACCAGCACCACCACCTGATCCTCCACCAGAGTTTGTGCATTCTCCACCACCTCCTCCACCACCTGCTACCACTAAATAATCTACCGAGTTTGAACCTGCAGAGTTACCAACAGAACAAACTGTAAAAGTTCCAGGACTTGTAAAAGAGTGAACTTTAAAATTTCCATCAGTTGTAATAGTTCCGCCTGTTGCTGTTATAAACGCTGCTGTAGGGGAAGCCTCACTTTGTAAACCTGAATCAGTTACTAACCAACCTTGTGTTGAATCCACAAAAACTAATGTAATTGCAATACCTTCTGTAAGTAAAGTTAAATTAGTTTCCTCTCCACCAATTTTAGATCCATTTCTATCTACAATAAGATTATTTGTATCAAAAGTATTTGCATAATCTTTTATACCAATTATTGCACCTGCACTAGGTGATGATGGTAATGTCATCGTAAAAGAGCTTGAACTTGTGTCTACAAAATATCCTTCAGTAGATGCTCCAGTAAAATTTGCTGTTTTAATACTTCCTGTTTGCCAATTAACAGCTCCTGTCGCTCCGAAACCAGTTGCAGTTCCACTATTAGTTATAGTTGCACCAGAAGGAATTGTAATAGTGTCTCCACTATCTCCTAACTGTGTTGTACCACAATTTGTTCTTGGACTAATTTTATTTACTTTTATTTCACTCATAATTTACCTAATTTTGAAATTTATATCTTATCACAACTATTCCTGATCCTCCAGCGGCACCATCTCCACCTTGACCGCCTCCACCACCGCCACCACCAGTGTTAGCTGTTCCTGCTGTTCCATCAGATGTCCCAGGAGCACCTGTTCCTCCACCACCGACACCACCCGGTGATGCGCCGCCTCCTCCAGGTTGACCTGCACCACCTCCGCCACCACCAGCATAAAATTTAAATGAACCACAAGTAACACCTGATGGACCCCAAGCTGAAGGAATAAATCCTCCACCTGCACCACCTGTACCACCCCCTGCTGTTCCAGGTGATTGACTTCCTGCAGCCATAAATCCTCCGCCGCCTGATCCACCACCTGATGTACTTGGACTTTGTGGTCCACCATCACTTCCTTGAGCTGGAGAAACAGGTGGAGTATTTCCACTACCTTGAGTGCTTGGATTTTGTCCTGCCCCACCACCAGAACCTCCAGGACTTAATGGGTTTGTTGAACCATCTTTACCACCACCTCCACCACCTGTTGATGTAATTGTGGTTGTCCCTGAATAAACTGTATCGCTTCCTCTACCAGCATTTGGTGCAACTGCACCTCCAGCTCCAATTGTTATTGGAAAACCTTGTTGTGTAACTGGTTGAGACGCTGTGCAACCTCTTGGGTTGGCTGGTGCTGGAGCGTTATTAAAAGTTCCATCAGAAAATCTTAATCCACCTGCTCCGCCTCCTCCACCATTATCTGAACCACCAGCACCACCAGCAGCAATTACTAGATAATCTATTGTATTTGATCCACTAGGAGTACCTGCACTACTGACACAGAATGAACCTGGACTTGTAAAGGTATGTATTTTAAAATCACCACAAGTTGAAACAGTTCCACCAGATGCAACTACATAAGGACTTGTTCCTGTTTCAGTATCTTCTGCATTTTGAACGTTAATCCAACCTTGTGTTGAATCTACGTAAACAAAAGTTGATGCTTGACCAGTTACATTTAACTCACCATTTTGTGCCAAACCTCCAATTGGTTGACTATTTCTATTTAATGTTAATTTATTTGTACCAAAATTTCTTGCATAATCAGAAAAAGCTATAATACTTCCTGCTGATGGTGATGATGGAAAAGTTACAGTTACCACTCCGCTTGATGTATCTACAAAATAACCTTCACCGTTTGCAGCTGTAAAATCTCCTGTTTTAATAGAACCTGTCTGCCAATTAACAGAACCTGATCTTCCAAAACCTGATTGTGATGCGCCTGATGCTAAAGTTACTGTATCTCCACTTGCACCAATAGTTATAGTGTTGCTAGACTCTTTTATAATGTCTGCTCCACATGTATTTTGTATTGTATTTACTTTAATTGTACTTGTCATAATTATTGAAATTTATACCTTATTATTACCACACCAGATCCACCTGTACCACCAGCATTACCTGGATGTCCGCCACTTGGTCCACCATTACCTGAATTAGCTGCCTGAGGTGTACCTGCTGGACCTGATGAACTACCTCCATTTCCTCCTGCTGCTCTAGCTGTTGGTGTTGCATTAATACTTGAAGTTGCTCCAGTGCCTCCAGTTCCGCCGGAACCTGGTGCCGCATCATTTCCAGCAGCAGTTGCTCCACCGCCACCACCTGACTTACATGAAAGACCAGCACCACCAGGATTACCTTGTGGTGGACTTACAGGGGGCGTATTTCCTGCTGCACCTGGGCCAGGATTTGTATTTGCTCCTCCACCTGATCCTCCTGCACATCCTGTAAGAGAAGAATTACTACCACTACCACCTTCTCCACCACCTGCTGATGTAATTGTACTGCTAGCTGCAAAAACTGTATTATTACCTGGATTATTAGTTGCTCCACCTGCTCCTATAGTTATAGGGTAACCTGTTGCTGTAACTGGTAAAGCAGAAACACCTGATCCTAAAGGAGATACTGTATAACCACCTGATGCCGTTCCAGAAGATTCTCTATAACCTCCGGCTCCACCACCGCCTCCACCATTTACAGAACCTCCAGCACCGTCACCACCTCCACCACCACCAGCGACTACTAAATAATCTATTGTATTTGAACCTGCACTATTACCAGCACTACAAACTGTAAAAGTTCCAGGACTTGTAAATGTATGTACTTTAAAATTTGTACAAACAGTTGTTATAGTTCCACCAGTTGCTGTTATAAATTCTGCTCCTGATTCTGTGTCTTCTGCGTTTTGCACATTAATCCAACCTTTTGTATCATCTGCATAAACAAATGTTGATGCTTGACCATCTATATCTAACACTGCATTTGCTGCTGCTCCACCTATTTTTTGAGATCCATTTGGTGATATTGTTAAATTATTTGTTCCAAAGTTTCTTGCATAATCAGCAAAAGCAACTATTGATCCAGCAGTACCTGCTGGTAAGTTTGCTGTAATTGCATTACTAGATGTATCTATAAAAAATCCTTGACCATCTACTGCGGTAAAACTTGAAGATGTTTGAATAGATGTTTGCCAATTAACAGATCCTGCTCTTCCAAAACCTGATTGAGTAGCACCGGACGCAAGTGTAACTGCTGTGCCTGATCCACCTAAAGTTAAGGTTGAACCTGTTGTTTTATCTATTTCATTTACTTCTATTTTACTCATTAAACTATTACTAACGTCCCTGTTATTGTTTGTGTTCCTGTTACTGTAACTGGTCCCGCTAAAACTCCTGAATCTAATGTTTGATCTTCAGATAAAGTAGATGCTTGATTAACAACAAAGGCATTAGCTACCATTCCTGGAGACATAGTTCTCGATGCTGGTAGTGTACAAAATACATTTTTAGTACCTGCTGAAAAATCTACTTTGCTATCACTATTTGATGATGAGATAACTGTGTCTCTTGATAAAGTATCAGGTGATGCATCAGTAACTGTACCAATACCTACCTCAAACTCTCCAGCAGAATTGTTTTCTATTGCATAGAAAGTTTTATTAGTTGTACCAATTCCTGAAACAAAACTTTCATAACCTTGTTCAGCTCCTGCAAGATTCAAAGTTCCTGTCCCAGTAGTTGTACTTGTTTCTTTAACTCTATCGTTAATTATTAAAGCCATTACTACTCCAAATTCTATTACGCGTCGCCAAGTCTAATAATAGCACTAGAAGAGTTAGCAGTTGGAAACTGAACAACAAAATCTCCATTTGTTGCAGTTTTTGTTCCACCAAAATCTAGAACTAATACAGCTTCGTTACCGCTACTACTCTTATAAATCAGTGCACCAACAGCAGACAAAGTTACAGATGAAAAAGTTAAATCTGCAAAGTCTACAAAAGCGATATTACTTGATACTGCTACACCATTATTAGTCAAAGTGTTTCCACCTGAAGTATAGTTTGTTCCAGATGTAGAAACTTCATTACTTGTAGTGAACGCAGTTGTTGATGTTGTTAAACCTGAAATGTTTGTATACAGAGCAAGTTTAAAAGTTGATCCACCAGAGGAATCAAAATTAAACGTGCCTTTTAACAGGTCTGTTTTAAAAGAGTCAGGTACTACATTAGCCATTTATATTTTCTCCTTATGGTGATGGCGATTTAATCTGAGCACGAATAGCGCCATCTTGCCATTCATCTCTACGTCTTCTACCTTCTTGTTCGATAGAGTACGATTTTGCAGCCCTTTGATATGACTGTTCATAGTATTGTATCAGATCCGGTGGACCTTTCAAGTATCCATATGCTTCTACCAGACATGCATATAAAAGTAAATCCTGATATTTATTAGACACATAAGTTCCACTAGAACTTACAGATGAGTCTGTAAGACTTGTGGGCTGTTTAATATATGCCAAAGTAACTTCAAATGTAGCGTTTGGTGTAGGTGCTACTACCCAAAAGTTAGCATCCCAATTAGCATAATATTTAGGTAAACCACTAGCTGTGCTAGGTGTGTTGTAATATTCTGTCATAAAACTAGTGTCTCTTTTATCTAAAAATACCTGGTTGTTTGAGCTATCTTTTAATTGAACATATCTAATAGCTCTAAGATCTGATGGAATTGTCACGTATCTATTTCCAGATTGTAAATTTGATGTAGCATAGAATCTATTATCATCAGAATCTACTTCTCTATAAATTCTATTTTCAGCATTTTTAATTATTGTATCTAAAACAGATGTTGATAAAACTCCGCTATCTACTTCTGTATAGTTTCTAATATCGTCTTGTAAATTTGTAAGTGTATATGCCATTATGGTGATAATGTAACCGGACCAGCCGATATACTTCCTCCTCCTATGTTTGTACTTGCAGTTGCTGTGCCAGCAGCTGTAAATGTATAATTATTAGCATCAACTTTGGTAATTGTAAATCCAGCAGATTTATTTATATCTGCGCT